AAGGATCTTTGCCATCATAAGGAACGAATAGAGTTCCATCCTCATTGTAAGACATGCTTGCATCTTCGTTTGGGTCTAATCCACCGAAAACTTCGTAAGAAGCATCACCAGAATAACCAGCAGTGCCATCTATATTTGGACCATAATATTCCCCACCACCTGTGTATGTTAATATTGGTGTATTGCCTACATTGTCAGGTTCGTCTGGCATCTGCTTACCACCAAGACTTAGAATTCCTGCTTCTTTCATTGAGTCTGCATATTCTTTCATCGCATCAGCAGTTGAAGTTGATGTGTTAAGCAAATCTGGATTTTCTAGTACATCGAAAGCTGTTACCAGCGGTTCACCTGCTGCTACCTTTTCAGCATTTAATAAACGTAGTCTTTCCATCTCTGCTTCGGAAAGTCCAAATACGTTGCCATCGCTAGTGGTGACAGCTGTATTAAGACCATCAGCAGTCGCATTGTAATTCATGTTCATGACATCTGGATTATAAGTGTCTGTATCAGCATAACCAAGAGTGACAATTTCTGTAACAGTATCAACAGCTGCATTCCCAACATCGCTAACAAAATCAACTGCGGAACTGACTGTGTTGCTTATTGCATTGCTAATTGCTTCTGCTCCAGAAGATATTGCATTGCCTATACTAGAAAAAATTCCACCATCATCGTCATCATCGTCGTCATTGCTAGAGCTAGCAGATGATCCACCACCACCGAAGAAGCCTCCAAATAAATAAGCAGGAACACCATCAGGACCAGCAACAGGAGGAATATTTCCTCTATAGTCTTGAATAAGGCTTTCCTCTTCGGGATTAATATATGCCAGCATGTGTGGCTGACCATTAATCGTTGTCAGTCTTGGAATAGATTCTAAAGCTCCGTATTTCATGCTGTCCCTTCTCAATAAGTCGGATATGGGTCTGGTGTTTGCAAAGGAGTAACACCGCCTGTAATATCTATTATTGGCCTAGGAGTAACACCGCCATAAGTCTCTGTAGAGATCAAGTTTCCTTGTGCGTCATAATTCTCTTGACCAACGGCGACTTGTTCCTCGCCTATTTTAATTCTAGTTGGGTCGGTGAAAACATCATAGCTGTCTCCAATTTGCTCTGGGTCGAGCAGTTGCCCATCGAGATTGTAAAAGCTGGTTGTTCCGTCTGGGTTTTCGACTTTACGAATCATCTCTTTGTCTTGCGCTGGATTGTAACCGTATCTCGTCAAATAAGAACCTGCGAATCTATCCCACATTCCACCAGTTCTGCCACCGTAAAAGTCACCTGTAACATCTTGGGATGCATATATGTCCCTAGAATAAGGCATAGACTCTCCACCTTCAGTAAAAGATGGGGTTGTGTCTGGGGAGATGTCGCTTGCTGATCCAGCAATATAGCTGTCTAAGTCTGGTCTTTCTACACCTGTGCGCACATCCCCAGTTCCGAAATTGTCTGTAGCATACTTTGCACCAGTATATAAAAGTCCAGGAAGAGTATATTGCAAGCCTTTAGCCAACCCAGTTGGTTTTAAGCCAGAGCCCAAAGGAGTAGCACCAGATGCATTAGATATACCAGAGAAGAAGTTTCCTTCGAGCCCACCAACAGCTTCAGCTTCGGATGCGGAAACAAATCCGTCATTGTTAGTATCTGCTGCGACGCCACCACTTGCTGCGAAACCAGCACCAGCACTGTTTTTACCACCACCATCAATCATGTCGATCCCTGCGGGAACATATTCTCCTGTTGCTGGGTTTGTATATCCCCATTTGTTATCAAGACGATCTTCAGCTATGTCTACAGGAGCAACCTCTTTTACAGGTGGTGGGGCAACGGTCGTTTCAACAGGAGCACTGGTGACAGCACCATCATCATCAATACCACCACCGAAAATACCACTTACAGCATCTGAGATGCCACCGAAAATACCGCTAATTGCATCTGAAATTCCGCTGAAAAAGCCACCACTACTGCTGTCATTGTCGTTGTCACTGCTGCTGTTTCCACCACTACTGCTTCCACCTCCCCCTCCGAAGAAGCCTCCGAAGAAATAAGCAGGGACTCCGTCAGGTCCAACAACTGGGGGAATATTACCTCTATAGTCCTGAATCATGCCTTCTTCTTCAGGATTTATATATGCCAACATATGAGGCTGGCCATTGATTTTTGTTTGTCTAGGAATAGAACCTAAAGCTCCATAGTTCATGCTGCTGGTGCTCCTTGTTGTTGGGGTGGTGGCATTGCCGACATTACATTGCCCAGAGCACCTAAGTCTCCATTATTCATTCTCTGGCGAATTTGCATTACTTTTTGCATAAGATATTGGTTTGCGTCGAATGGCTGGTTGCCTTGCTGGGGAGCTTGGCCTTGAGGCATGCCACCGAACGCAGCTGGATTTATTGGTCTAATAGATGCTAGGATCTCATCCATTCTTCATTGCCTCTATTTGTATTTTGGCTGCATTTTTCTCTCGCTCTAACTGCAACTCAGCTTCTAACTTCATGACTTTAGCCTGTAGATCTGCCTGAGCTTTGGCTGCATCTATTTGCATATCTTGCTGGGCTTCAGCCTTTTTAATTTCGATCGAGGACTGTGCTTTAGCTTGGTCAGCAGCGATTTGGGACTCTGTCCTAGCTTTGAGTGCTTCAGCTTCGAGTTGAGCGAGTTGCTTGGCATATTGCAATGGATCCTGCTGTTGACCTTTAGGCTGAATCGATGCAATCTTTTTCATTTCAGGTGCTTCTTGCACAACCTGAGCAGCACGCTGACTTATGAGCCTGTCTAGATCTGGGTTAATATCATCGAACTGGAAGTCTTTTTCTCTCAAGTCCGGAATGGTTGGCAATGGAACGCCAATGCTTGCTTCCATTCGTGTTCTATAAAGCAACGCAATATGTTCAGCAACGTGGGCAACTAATACAGGTTGCATGCCTGCAGCTCCAGGATTCCCAGCGAGCGATGGGTCGGAAAGGAACTGCATGTGAACTGCTATATGCGAGTCGTGGTCTTGCTCTATAAATGCTTTTATTGGTTTGCCATACATAACCGACATGTTCTCGTCGATAGGATCTAACATCGGTGCATCTGCAGGCTTGACCAATATCTCGTCAATATTAGGAATGCGAATTGCTTCATACATGCGCTTATAAGCAGCATACATATCGTGCATATCTGGTGCTGACTGAGCCATCTGTAAAACAGCTTGAGCCTGAGCGATTCTCTGGGCAGTAGAAAATATGTTGGGGTCACTGACTGGGAGAATATCAATGCGTTCGTTAAAGTCAGCAGCATAGACTTCCGACTCGCCACCGATCAACGAAAATGTAAACTGCTCCGGAAGGTTCTCAGCATTCAAGTCCGCTAGGAGTTTGAACTCTTGACCTTGGGCATAATGCAGCCTCTTGTGAATCGCTGAAAAGGCTTTAGAGCCTTGCTCGATAAGTGCGACTGTAGAGCCCACAGGTGCATTAGGATTTACATCCCCAACATTCAAATCCGCAGTGCTAGCAAATCTCTGCCCTGCATCTACAATATAGCCAAGCAAGCTAAACAAAGATCCGCTTGGTTCTTTAAATGGCAATGGCATAATTGCTTTATTGACGTCGTCAACTGTTGCGTCTAGATCAACGAACTCTCCAGGAGAAACCTGAACCTCGCCACCTGAAACTCTGCCTCGTAACTTGAAGCCACCTTGCATATTGCTAAATGCAGCGGAATCTAAGAGAGCTCGTAAGGATCCAGTTGCTGCTTTACCCAGACCACCAATAAGATGATATAAGCCAAAACCATAAAAGCCCAATCCAGGAAGGAACTTATAAGATACAAACCAATCCCTGCGTTTCTTTAACTCGTCTTCTTCTCGCCAGTTACGACGAATGCTGACGATGCTCTCATTGTCATAGTCTACTGTGACAACATAAGGAATAGCAACTGCATTCTCGTCGTCGGTGTCTTCTTCCTCGAACGAGTGGTAAACATGCATCTCTAAAAGAGTCATTACCTCATCTTGCGATTCGTCGGCATACTGGTCGACACCTTCTATCTCGCCAATCGTGTCGCCTGATGGATCTAAATCGCCACCTTTGTCGGTGCTTGGCAAATAATAGCCAGACTGAACATAGCGATTATAATCGTTTTTAGGCATCCGAATAACATGCGTGTAACGAGGGGAGGTGTATAAGTCTTTGCTTTCCGGAGCGACGACGAAGTCTTCAGCCTTAACGAACTGAGAGCATTGCCTGTCCATATTGCTGTCCCACCAAACCTTTTTAAATGTCTGGCCAACCAATGGTAAATGGAAAAGCATCTGGTCGAGGTCAGGGAAATACTCAGGCATCTCCTGAGTTATCTGATAGTTCATGTATTCACGAACTCTGCGAGCTTGTTCTTCTAACTCTTCGCTTGGGTCACCGACGATAACTGTCTTAACTGGACCACCACTAGGGTAAAGCTCGGCAATCGCTTTCGCATTAAACTGCGTTGCAGCCTCAGCGATCATCGGGTGAACAACGATAGATAGACCACGAGTAGCACGTTCGTCCTCAGACTCATCCATGCCACCATCTGGGTCTAGAGTTTGTAAACCTTTTTTGTATCGCTCTTCCCACTCGGAACGAGCTTCACGATCATTATTGTAATATCCAATAAGCTCAGATGCAGCTGAGTTGAGCTCTTTATCAGACATCTCCTCAGCTAAGTTCTCGTCAAAGGTGCTGTCTGTTTCCGGATTATTGTCTAGCTCTGGGTCTCCGATTAAAACATCATCACCAATTGTTTCAACTTGTAAGTCATCCGCAGGTGCAGACTCTGCAAAGGGGACTAACTGTTGTTGAATCGCAACTGGTTCTCTAGCCATACAATGTTATCCTTCTTTTTTCCTCATATTCGTCACCCTCTAAATCATTAGAGTGCGTTACAAACCAGCCTTTTCGCAGCCTTAACCATGCTTGTGTGCAAGTGTCGACAATGTCATCATTGTCGGTTGCAGGAAAAGATGCACAAATATCAATTAAATTCTTAGCCCATTTTTTGTCAGAAGGATAGTAAATTCTTCCATCCTCTAAGAGAGCAGACGATGCATGGGCACGAGCTTCTTTGTCTCTGTCGGGCATATACTCAAGAACAGGCACACCTGCCATGCGTAAATCTTGCAACAATGATTGGCCAGATGCTTTCTTTTCTATCAATACTGCGTCAGGTTCCCAGTCGTAATATGCTTCTTGTGCGAGCTTTCGGAGCTCAGGATAACTGACACGATCATACCACATTTCTAAGACCATTGCATTTATCTGGCCATCTTTACGGAAGACACCCCAAGTTGTGCGAGCCGAATAGGACGACTTTTCTTTCGTGCTAAATGCTGTATCCCAAGATTGCAAAACATATTCAATGTCCGGAAGATCATCTTTCTCCCATGGCACCCACCACTCAGCTTTTAGAATACCGCCACCTTTGGGCATTGGTCGTTGTTGTAGCTGACCTGCTGAAGCATAACTGCCCAATGATCTTTCTAAGTTGCCAAGTGTTTTAGCGTCAATCCTTTCTGGCCAAAGAAGATCGCCCTCTTTGGTTCGTGGGTCGGTGAAGCCTAAACGGGATCTTGTTGGTGTGGGGTGGCCAATCTCATAACGTGCAGGAATGCATAAATGATCCCACTCGCCTTCCATCTCGTTGGCTAGTATGTGGCCAGTCAAGTCTCTTTCGTGCACTCGTTGCATAATAATAATGAACGCACCAGTTTTAGGATCGTTAAGTCGAGTTTGCATAGCCTGATCCCACCACTCAAGCACGCCATCCCTAACAGCTGACGACTCACTTTCCCTAACATTATGCGGATCGTCGATGACTATTATGTCACCACCTTCCCCTGTTAAAGCACCATCAACCGAGGTTGCAATCCTTGCACCAGTGTGGTCATTCTCGAATCTTTGCTTCTGGTTTTGGTCGCCAGTCAGCTTAAATGATTCGCCGAAGTGTTCCTTATACCAACGAGAATCGATGAGTCTTCTACACTTAACCGAGTCTCTAATGGAAAGAGAGCCAGCATAAGATGCATAGAGGAATTTTTTGCTTGGCTGGATAGTCCACGTCCATGCTGGGAGAGCAACAGCAACCGAGATAGATTTCATGTGCCGAGGTGGAATGTTAATTATCAGACGTTTAATGTCTCCTTCAACAACTGCCTGCAGATGTTCCGATATTGCATCGATGTGCCAGTTGTCGTGGAAGTCTCGTCCTGGTTCAATCGCTTGCCAAGAGTTCTTGGTAAACTCCTTCAGCGATCTCCTCATCTTCTCCGCTCGGACTTCCTTCAATGACAGCGTGTTCAAGAACTCGTTCAATTGTGGTGAGGTCATTATCTGTTAATCTGCTTATGTCAAGCACCTTTCGTTCTTCAATTTGTGCTGTTATCTCAACAGCCTTTAAATCAGGCACGCATTTGCCCAGTAAAGTCTTTGCTGCCATGACCCTCAGTTCTGGATCGGCACCAACCTTCCCGATGTTCTCGACTTTTCCATCTTGGTCTTGCGTGTAAACATTAAACATCTCTTTGCCATGCATAACCGAAGCGAGAAATCCCACAGGGTCAGCTTGTCCCATAATCCAATTGATGGTGGCTGGATGGTTCCATTTTTTATAGCGAGCTTGGCGATGCTCTGGAGGTTTCTGGTTCTTTAGTGGCTCAACGGATTTGAACTTTCCATCCCACTTCTCTGGTTCAACTTTACGACCATTATTAACTGGTCTTTGCACCTGTACTTTTTTGCCTTTTCCTGACACCAGATTAATCTCCTTGAAACCTTTATTTGCAGTGGTCAACTGAGAATTAACTGTAACCTATATCTGGGCAAAAAGAAACCCCACATTTCTGCAGGGTATGAGTTGAGGAGTAAATATAATGAACATCACTTTCTCTGGGCATTAACGAACATCTCGAGTGGTGTAATACAAGAGTTGTAAGTTGTCCAAAGCTCTCTGTCCCAAGTCTCACAACCGAGGAACAGGTTTATTATAACAAAGACCAGAGAAAAAGATACAACTAAAATCATGGCTGTTGCCAGAACGGAATTAAGAATTGTTTTAATCATTTATTCCTCCTGCGCAACTCATCCGAGAACGTCATTCTCTGGTCAGAGTAATAGTTCTCCTTCTCAGGATTCCAGCCATGCATTGCCAACTGAGCTTCTCTGCAATCCCGAACAATAAATTGCAACTCAGAGATAGTGCACTTTTTAGCAACACTTTCCCATTTTTTAAACTCTTCCGCTGTTGCCCCACTCATTGCTTTTTCCTCCACTGCTTAACAACATCGATAGCCTCCTCCATGAAGTCTGACCAATCATATATGTCTGGCGAACCGAGCGAACCATCACGCTCAACTTTACGAATGCCAACGCTCGTCGCATTATGCACCATCACCCATTGCTTGGCAAGATCAAAAGCATGGTTAATGCTATCGGCATCGACTTCCTGAAAACGCTCGAGGTTTCCCGGATTGCCATTCAGCTCAACATGAACAACATATTGATGCGTGATCATAGGATAGCTTTGACCATCGGTCAGTCGTTTGTAACGAGCAGTTGCTGCCTCGCCTGATGTAAGCCATTTAACAGAGTGTGCCATTTTATTTCCTTTCTAAATTGCTATCGCAGACCCAGAGGGTTTCGGGTGGGGAGCAACCCCACCACTCATCAGTGCGAACTATACTGGGTGAAAGACTGCGC